GTGCAGGAGTTTCCTCGGTTGCAGCAGGTGCAGGAGTTTCCTCAGTTGCAGCAGGTGCAGGAGTTTCCTCAGTTGCAGCTGGTGCAGGAGTTTCATCAGTTGAAACATCGGTTGATAAGGCGGGCGTGTTTGCCACAACTGGCTCATCGGGCGTATCCTGTTGCACTTTTTCAAATTCTGAATCAGTATCAGCAGTTTGGCGCTTTACGCTGGCCAGCAAGTGATCCGGTATAGTATTAGCCTCATCGGTAACACTATCGGATGCCTCTGAATCAAATTCAACATCTTCGCCATTTCTTTCAAATACGTCAATGGTTTTATCAGTCAAAGTGCGGGCGTGGGCAACGGCATCATTTTGTTTAGGGAAACATTGCAGATCACCTGTCACGTGAACTTTATCCACTTTGGGATTGTACTCAAAGCAGCTCTCCGCTGCTTCAGCTTTTTTTAAGTTTACTTTCACGGTTTTAAGTTTAAGGGTTTACCCAACTGGCCGGGAGGGGCTGTAATGCGCCTCCGCTGGCTCAGTATGTTTGTGGGTATATTGTTTAATTATCCGATTATAGCGCCATTGGCTACGTTGCGGATTGATAAGGCTACAAAGCGTTTTTGGAAACCAATAATATCTCCACGTGCCTCAGGATCCTTTAAGCGTGAATACATATCATATTCGCCATCAGCCCTCATTACTTCGTTAGCTGAATAGAATAAAGATGATGGAACGTCACCTACTGCTGCAGCTGCACCAAAAGCATTTTTTACACCTGCATTATAGGTTGGGGTTACGCTGGTAGAATACACCTGGAAACTGTAAAGATTTTTTGAGCCGTTTTGACCAAACACATCTTTAAACAATACTTTATCTGCCTTTTTAAGCGCTGCCTTATGTGACGGGCACAATAAAGCAATACGATCCTCCTGAGGAATATCCTGAGCATCAAAAGCAGCCTCCATATCAATTAAAACATCAATGATGTTATTAGCGCCAATTGCTAAAACAGGAGTTAAAGGCGCATTTGAATTTGGCCCGTAAGCATGAGCAGCTTTTTGCACATTCGTTTTACGCAAAGCCAAACGGTGCTGCCTGATAACGCTCTCCAGCTTGTTGTATGCCAATTGGATTGAAGTGGCGTTACGCACTACTGTATTTTCGGTATCGAAGTAATCCAAAGGCAGTGCAATAGGGTTATCCGTACGCTCTGACATCGGTATAGGATAGGTAGTATTATTTACCAGCACCACGGGATCCACACCAGCATCAGCCAGGTTAATTGTGTTGTTTTCTACAAAGGCGGTCATATCAACACTTCGCACTAAAAAGGAATCATCCGGGTAGAAATTTTCCATCAATTTGCCGATCCATATTTCCTTAAATAAGCCTGCGTAAAGCAAACCTCTTTGCATAAGTGGTTTACCTGTGTAGAACGTTTTTATAAAGGCAAAGAATAACATTACCATGTTAGAGCCAATTGCTCCATAAATCGGGCTAAATCCGCAAATCAATGCGATAAGAGCGCCTACCAGTGCGTTGAATATCAACGCTTTTAAGTTGTTTTTAAATGCTGATTTCATCAGTTTATGTTTGTTTTTGAGTTACTTTTTAATGAGTTATTGTGGGTGTTTGTGCACTTAATTGCTGCCTATTGCGGTCATTTGGCGCACCAATGCAGACTTTGCCGATAAAAGCGTGTTAAACCTGGTCGGATCGCTACCCATCATAGTTTCCAATTCCGCTGGAGCTTTCAAAGCGAAATCATCATAAGTCCATGTTGACTTATCCTCAGCGCCTGCAGTAGTAGTGGTTGTGGTGGTTGCAGCACCAGGGATAGTTTTAACCTCAGGAGCTTTTAAGGCCGTTAACGTACTTTTTAAAGCTGTTAAATTGGCTTTGCCAAAGTCAACAAAGGCCTGTCTGTCGCTTGCACTTAGTCTTTTTTCGGTGATGGCAGTATCAACCAGCTCATCAATTTCCTTTTCAGCAGCTGTTTTTGCCTGCGTTTCAAGAATTAAAACTTTGCCTGTTAATTCGGTTAGTTTGTCACCTGCTTTTTTGATTGCGCCCTCAATTTCTCCATCAGTAGATTGAGCACTCAGGGTGATCGTGTGCCCGGCTTGCAAACAAAGTGCAACCAGCGCTTTAATTAAATTTTCATTCATTTTTTTGGGATTTTCTGTTGTTAAAGTGTTTTCTGGCTGCAGCGATAGCAAGTACTGTTTTGCTTCCTTACCGTTTAGTTTTTGTCCTTTGGCGTTGTAGATGGCAATGGCATTGCGGTTTGCAGGCACCGGGGTTAGGCTTACCTCTTTAAGTGAGCACCTGCGCATTATTTGGTTTACGCTGTCATACTCAATTGGCACTATGCCAATACTGGCTCCTCTTAAAATACCCTGCTCAGCCTTGCTGCAATACAGCATTGCGTTTGGATCCTCCTCGTCAAATGAGGGTGTGCCTAATAGGATTGTGTTACTAATTGAAAGGTCGCTCCACAAGCCTAAAAGCTGGTCGTAATCGTGATTATATAAGCACACCGGGTTTTTATCAAAATCGGTGCGATCTATCCCTGCAGTTAGCACGGTAAACTCATATAAATTCTTTGATTCGTCTGATAGCGTAAAGACTTTTGAACTTTTTTTCATGCAGTTTTTTTGCTTATTTCTTTAATGAAGCCCAAAAATGCTGCGATAAAACAAAGAAAAAAAACAGTAATTTCTTTAATGAGCTGGATTTAGTACATAAAATACAGAAAATAGTACAGCATGGAAATGTCCATTTATTTAAGGCTGTTTTTTCCTACATTTTTGTAGGACACAAGTAAAAACATGGCTAAAGACAGCAAATTAAGCAGAGAAAGGAAAAGAGATCTTGCATTGGAGATGTACCTCAATACCGACAAATCGCAAAAGGAAATTTGTGAAATAGTAGATTGGACTGAGAAAACCTTTACAGAGAATAAAGAAAAGTACGGATGGGATTCTTTAAAAGGAGCTACAAGTATTACAGCTGCCAATATCATAAAGAAACTTTACTTAAAACTGGAGGCGCTGGTTGATGCTGATAAGATAGATGCCGATGCCTTAATCAAGGTCACTAAGTCCATTGAATTTTTATCAAATAAAAAGGTTACCGTCTCCCAGCACATTAATTGTGCGAAAGAATTTACTATATGGCTTTTCGCCAAAAAACCTGAACTGGCAAAGGATCTCAATAAGTTTCAAAAGGATTTTATTAATGAATTAGTAAGCAATGGCTAACAAAGTAATTGAGCGCCGTACTTATGAGGACTGGAAACTATTTTGCGACCAGGTACAGGATAGCACGGCTGTAAACATTTCGGAAAGTAGTGCGGATCAATACCAGCGCATCACCAGGGCAAAAAGAGATTACAATTTTTTTGTAAAAACCTATTTCCCCATTTACGCTGATGTGGATTGTGCCGACTTTCATATAAAGGCAGCAAACAAAATCGTTTTGCAAAAACGACCAATAGAAGATCCCAATTTAATAGCTGTTTTAGAGTGGCCACGCGAACACGCAAAATCCGTTCATGCTGATATTTTAATACCAATGTGGATGATGTCACAGGGTACGCTAAACGGCATGATCCTGATGGGTAAAAATGATGATGATGCCAGCAATCTATTAGGAGATATACAGGCGCAACTACAATACAACAGCTTATTCACACATGATTATGGCGAGCAACACAATTTTGGCGATTGGAGCGAGGGTGATTTTACCACAAAGTCAGGAATCAGGTTTTTAGCTGTTGGACGTGATCAGTCGCCACGTGGAGCACGTAAAGGCCAGCGTAGGCCTAACTATGCAGTTTGTGATGATATTGATGATGATATTTTAGTCAATAATCAAAAGCGTGTTAAAAAGATCTTAAAAACCATTTTAGGCGCTCTGTTTTTTGCGTTAGACACAAGGGGATCTACATTGGTAATTGCTGGTAATAGAATCCACGCTCAATCAGTACTGGCTCACATGGTAGGCGATATAAAGCCAGGCGCTCCAAAGCGTGATAATATATACCACTCTAAAATATTTGCTATTGATCCTAAAACTGGCCTGCCTGCCTGGTATCAGCGCTATACGCTGGATATGATTAACAGCAAAGTCAAGGCTGCAGGTGTTTTTGGGCGTACTGAGTTTTTCCATGAAAATCATGTTGAGGGAGAAATATTTAAGGATTCAATGATCCACTGGATTAAAATGTGGCATCAGCTAAAGCAATACACTATGATTATAGGGTATTTTGATCCATCCTTTGAGAATAATCCAACCTCAGATTTTAAAGCCGTTCGTGTTTGGGCTGGCCTATCAAAACCATCCGGTGATTGGGAGAGGCACTGCATTAAATCGTTTGTACGCAGGGTGCCGATAGTTGAGGCGTTTGAATTTATGAGCGCTTTAAATGATAAGCTGCCTGCAGGTGTGGCTATCCTATGGTATATGGAAAAGCAGTTTACCAATAAGTTATTTGAGGCTGCTTTAGTTACACACAATAAGGACCGGGTAATTAGCGGAAAAAAACCTTTGGTTGTATTATTAGATGAAACCAAAAAGGATCCCAAATATATCCGTATGGTGCAGATGCAACCATCTTATGTAAATGGTGAAAACTTTTACAACATTGATGAGATGCACAACCCTGATATGGTTGAGGGCAACAACCAATTAAAGGGAATTGAGCCTGGCTACAATACGCCTGATGATTCACCGGATTCAGACCAGGGCGCATGGAACCTTTTAGACCAGCACAAACCACAAGCGAATTTCAAACCAATTATAGGTAAACCACAAAAAAGGAAATGGTAATATGACAATATTAGGATTAGTAGCCAGCACGGTTGGCGCTGTATTTACAGGAGGCGTTTTTAAAAGCTTAGCAGACAGGCTGAGCATGACCAAAAATGAGCAATACACCGCCCTGGTGATGCTGGTTGAACAATTACAGAAAAATGTAAATGAGAACAACAATGAAATTGTAGAGCTCAAAAAGGACGTGCGGGATTGGCGTGAAAAATACTACAAGGAGCTGGAGGAGAAAAACAAGTTAGCCCTTGAAGTAAGCAAGCTAAGCGGACAATTAAAGATTTTCAATAAATCCAACACTGAGTAATTATGATTTTTTTAACTGATGATGATTTTGTACAGTACCAGGTAAGGGAGGCGGTATTGAACGTGCTAAAAATTAGCACGTCCAGCCTGGACGTTGCGGAGCTTGCAGCTATCGAGCAGGCATCAACCTATTTGCGCACCAGGTATGATGTAGTGGCAACCTTTGGAGCTGCAGGAGCTGCAAGAAATCCGCTATTGATTATGTACCTGATAGATTTAATTATTTATCACCTGCATAGCAATACCGCCTCCCGTGTAGTACCCGCTGAACGTGTAAAAAGATTTGATGCTGCCATAACTTTTTTAAACGGTGTTAATGGCGGTGGCTTATTGCCGGATTTACCA